GTGAAGCGGGGCATCGAACGCTACCGCCGAACCCTCGCACGCGAGAAGGAGGACGGCACCCTGACCTCCCGGAACCTCGGTGAGGTCCAGCATGGTCAACGCATCGCCTCGGAGATTATAAAGCCGATGGTGGCGGCAGTGGTTCAGGCTCAAGCCGACTACGCCGCCAAGCTGGAAGACCCGAAGACGCGGCGCATCGCGGACGCCCAAGCCGTCTTCGGGGCACTCGATGCGGAAACTATTGCTGCGTGCGCCGTCCTCACGGCCCTGACGAACCCTGTTGACGCCGGCTGGACCGCAGTACGGGTAGCCTGCGCCGCCCGCCTGCGGCACGAACTGGAATACCAGGCGTGGGCGCGGGCCGAGAAGGAAGCCGAGAAGCATCGGAAGGAGCACGCGCTCGATGGCGTCAACATGTTCAAGCTGATGCTGCGCCGGAACCACGGCGAGATCGACAAGCGGGTGTTCGACAAGTGGAGTAAGAAGACCGACACCCTGGTCAAGCTGGACTGGTCCCACGAGCAGAAGATTCACATCGGGGACTCGGTGATGTGGCTCCTGGTCGAATCGAACGGCTGGTTCGAGGTCAAGGAGCAGCGCGACGAGGGGGCCAAGTTCCCCAAGCTGGTGTTCGGGATGACCGAGACCGCCCTGGCGCTTACCGAGAGTCTCCAGGAAACCTGCGAACTGCAACGGCCCTTTCTGGCTCCCATGATCTGCGAGCCGCAGGATTATTGTGCTCAGATATAAAGTGAGTCACTTATAATCGAATTGCTGACAAGGACCTGACACCATGAACACCATCAAGACTTTCGAATTTGCTCCGAACATGAGCCTCCGCGTCGTGGAGATCGACGGGGAGCCGTGGTTCCCTGCGAAGGACGTGTGTATTGCCGTGGGCATCGCGCATCTTGGAAGCGCAGTTAGGACGCTGGATTCTGACGAAAAGGGTGTGCGACTTTTGCACACCCTTGGGGGGCCGCAGAATACGACCGTGATCTCCGAGTCGGGCCTCTACGCGCTCGTGATGCGTTCTAACAAACCGATAGCGCGGGAGTTCCGCAAGTGGGTCACGTCGGAAGTCCTGCCGTCCATCCGTAAGCACGGGATGTACATGACGCAGGAGGTCGCACGGGAGACCGTTGAGGACCCGATGTCGCTCATGGCTCGCGCGGTGGTGGTAGCCAATGAACAACTGGGGATCATGACGGTGCGGGCGCATGGATTGGACCCCGCCAGTGAGCAATGGATCACCCTCAACGAATTCTTCAAGCGGCACGATATCCCGGTAAGCCCCGGCGACCGCAAGCGTATCGGCCGCACGGCTGGCGGCCTTTCCGATTCGGCAGGACGAGAACGCAAGTACCATCGCAGCGGCGCACGTCTGTTAGCTGTGGAAACGCTGGAGCGTGCTGCCCGTGCCCAAGGTGTGTCCGTTTCCGGACCGCTTCCGCCTGTCACTGGCGCTCCCAAGATCACCAAATACACGGCGACGCACAAGTACTGCCCTGACTGCACTGCGATGAAAACTCACGCGGAGTTCTACACCGTCCCTACAAGCAAGGCGCACGGGCTGTCGGTGTATTGCCGTGTGTGTTCCAACAAGCGCAGGACCGCGCGTAAGCGCCGCGTTCGTGCGGCTCAAAAATAAAGCGAGTTAATGACATGCATTCCACTGACCATCGCCGCGCCACGCTGACCGTGGGCGACAAGACCATCGACCTGAAGCTCCCGATGCCCATTCGGGTTGGGGACCCGCAGTACGACCAGAAGCTGGCCTTCGCAGTCGCGGAGGCCATCCTCGATCACTTTGACACCAAGGAAACGCAATGAGCCGCATCCAGAAAACCATCAGCGACCTCGCAGTGACCCGCTACGCGGAGTTCGAGACGAAGCGACACGGCGCACCGATTGCGCTGCACGACGACGGGACTTATTCCATGCCGATCCAGGTAACGATCGACGGGCACTGGTTCAGCGTTGACGACCTGCGGCACGCCGCGAAGCTGTTCAACAAGCTGGCCGACAAGCTCGAATCGGACGGTCGTGGCGTGACCGAGTAACCAGGAGACCACCATGAAGAAACTGATCTACATCGCTGCACTCGCACTCTCCACCGCTGCGCTGACAGGCTGCGACATGTATCCGCCGTACCGCGTCTACAACCAGAAGATGGACGGCGAGGCTGAACTGGCCCGCGCTGAGTCGGCCAAGAAGGTCCAGATTCTCGACGCCGAGGCGAAGAAGGCAAGCGCCCAGTCGTTCGCAGACGCCGAGGTCATCCGCGCTCAGGGCGTCGCCAAGGCCAACGCGATCATCGGCAAGTCCCTCAACGACAACGAGGCGTACCTGCGCTACCTGTACATCCAGAAGCTCGGTGACGCCGAGGGGAAGGGCCAGGTGATCTACGTCCCGACCGAAGCTGGCCTGCCGATCCTCGAATCGAACCGCCTGCGCAAGCAGTAACACCCCATGCCCATCCGGGCACCCCGAAGACGCTGACTGGATACTGAAACCATGACCAAGCTGCAAGGTGGCTACCTCACCCTCAAGACCGACGCCGTGAAGTCCACGGAGTTCGCTAACTCGCACACGTCCGCCCTGGACCTGCCCCTGAAGGGCGCTCACCTGGAGGCCCTGAACCACATCCAGAAGACCCGCTGGCGCATCAACCGTGATGTGCTCAACGTCGCGCTCCAGTGCAAGGCCCGTGGCCTGGATGTGGCAGGCTTCCCGTGCAGCGACGAACTGGCCCTGCCCGAGTACCCCGAGCACCTCGACAAGAAGTCCGACGAGTTCAAGGCGCACATCCGCGAGCGCGAGCGCATCCACACGGAGAACGCACGCAATGCCGGGATGCGCCTGAAGCTCTGGGGGATGCTCCAGATGGCCGAGGAACTGGCCGACTTCCCGGCGTTGTGGTTCCCGCACTACGCGGACTTCCGTGGTCGCTTCTACCCGCGTCCCCAGGACCTTCACACGCAGGGCGATTCCCTGGTCAAGGGCATCCTGGAGTTCTCGGAGCCGGTCCCCCTGACCGACCGGGGCTGGTACTGGATTCGCGTCAACACGGCCAACTACTTCGGTGAGGACAAGCTCCCCATCGCGGAGCGTGCCCAGTGGACGATGGACCACCTGGAGGGCATCCTGGCCGTCGCCACGGACCCGCTGGACGACCACAAGGCGTTCGAGTTCTGGAGCACCTGCGACTCCCCATGGGAGTTCCTCGCGGCGTGCCTGGAAGTAAAGCGAGTCGCTGACTTCATGCTGGCGCACGGGACGTGCGAGGGCTTCGAGTCCCGCATGGTATGCCGCTACGACGCGACGTGCTCCGGTATCCAGCACCTCGCGGCCCTCATGAAGGACGAGAAGTCCGCCGTGCGCGTCAACGTGCTTCCCACCGGCAAGCGCGAGGACATCTACAAGGCCGTGTGTGAGGTAGTGGTTGGTGACGTACAGCGCGACTCCGTGAATAGCGCCCTTGTGGCGATGGCATCCCTCTGGGTCGGCAAGGTGGAGCGTAAGACCGTGAAGCGGGCCGTGATGACGACCCCCTACGGTGTGTCCGAGCGCGGCATCCTGACCCAACTGGTCCAGGACGGCTTCGCGGATCACATCGCCAACGGGAAGGAGCGCTACGCCGCTGCGGAGTACCTGACGCAAAAGATCGTCGGTGCGCTGGACGAATCCATCGAGGCCCCGCGCCGCGCGATGGATTACTTCCGCGCGGTCGCCGTGTTCCTGGAGGAGCGCGGGCTTCCCCTCGTGTGGGATACGCCCAGTGGCTTTACCGGGAAGCAGGCGTACTACAAGACCGGCGAGAAACGCATCCGCACGCTCCACGGAGATGTCACCGTGCGTTTTGAGGAGCCGGACGCGGGCTTCAAGCCAGGTAAGCAGAAGCTCGGCGCGGCTCCGAACGTTGTCCACTCGTTCGACGCGGCCCACCTGGCGCTCGTGTGCGTCGAGATGAAGCGCCGTGGCGTCCGCGACCTGGCATTCGTCCACGACTCGTTCGGATGCCACGCCGAGAACAGTGACCTCCTCCTCGAAGTCACCAAGCAGCAATTCGTTGCGCTGTACAACAACGATACCCTGGAGCAATGGCGTCAGTCTGTCATCGCGCACTCGGGGTGCCCGGATATTCCTGAAGTCCCCGCGCTCGGCAACCTGGATGTGGAGCGCGTCCTCGAATCCGAATTTTTCTTCTCGTGAAGTAAAGCGAGTTACTTATAACTGAATCAATCACATGGACAACGCAATGCAGACCTTCAAGAAACTCGCGTACACCGACTTCCACCAGATGAAGGCCGCGCTCGAAGCGGGCACGGTGTTTCGCATCAAGGACGGCGCAGAGAATCGCCGCGTGACCCGTATCGAGCCGAGCGTCTCCGGTAAGACGGCTAACGTGTACTACGGAGGCCTCGCGAGGCATTACGGTCACTTCAACCCGAACGGTTCCAACAACGCCTGCGGGGCGTTCATCTACGTGGAGCCGCAGATTGCGAGCCTGGCCGACGAACTCAAGGGAAAGCTGACCGCAGCTACCGTGAATATTGCGGCCGTGTCCGTCCCCGCAAAGCCGTTCCTCGAACGCTTCATCGCAGGCGCGGAGTTCCACACGCCGCACACTTGCGAGGTCGTGGTGGGCGTGGCGTTCGTGCGCGGCCACAACCGCCTGGACGTGACGCTGCGCGACGAGGCGGGCAAGACCCGCGTGACCCCGCGCTACAACCCGGACGGCACGCACAAATTCCGTCCGGAGCGCAACCTGGTCGAAGGCAAGCTCCCGCCGAAGATGGTGGAGCGCAAGGTCTCCATCTACCGCCATGCCTACAACGGCTCGCTGTTCGTCATCCGTGAAGGCGAGGTGCTCCCGAGCATCCGGGGCATCTCGAACGCGACGAAGGTGGGCGAGACGACGATCACCGAGAAGCAGTGACCCCGTTCGTCTACAGCAAGTCCGGCCTGCAACTCACGGAGCAATTCGAGGGATGCAGGCTGACTGCCTATCAGGACTCTGTTGGCGTCTGGACCATCGGGTACGGTCACACGGGTCCTGATGTCTACAAGGGCCTCACGATCACCCAGGAGCAGGCCGAAGTGCTCCTCATGCAAGACAGCGCTAAGGCCGCAGCAGCGGTCAACAGGCTCGTCACGCTGGACCGCGCGGGGGACCCCGACACCGATGGTCTCCCGGACCTGACGCAGGAGGAGTTCGATGCCCTGGTGGACTTCACGTTCAACCTCGGCGCGGGGAACTTCGCTGGTTCCACGCTGCTGAAGAAGCTCAACGCAGGCGACATCGAGGGTACAGCCGCCGAGTTCCCCAAGTGGGTTCATGCAGGCGGCAAGGTGCTCGCCGGTCTCGTGAAGCGCCGCGACGCCGAGCGTGCCCTGTTCCTCCTCGGGGCGCACTTCCCCAAGCAATAACTCCGCACAGGGTGACGACCCTAACAACCCAGGCCCGCGCAAGCGGGCTTTTTCACATCCACTCGCAAACCAAACACACATGGCTGAAGCAAAGAAGAAGTCCAAGATCGTCGGAAAGTTCGTGACCCCGAAGGGTGTCTTCCAGTACGCATGGCTCGACAAACCGGATAACTCGGAATACGGCAAGGGCAAGTACAAGTGCGCGATTCTGCTGGAGCAGGGCGTTGCCGAGAACGACGCCTTCGCGAAGAAGCTCAACGAACTCCACAAGGCCGCGAAGGGCAAGAACGACGCGAAGCCTGCGAAGGACGGATCGGCACTGGCCGACGAGGCCGCAGAAGAAGGCAACGATAAGAAGGAGCGCCTGCGCGGCTTCTGGGTCATCACGGCCAAGTCGAAGCAGAAGCCCGAACAGAAGGCTGCTGACGGCAAGACCTCGCTGAAGGAGACCGCAAAGAGCGGTGACTTCGGCCGCCTGTCGGTCGCTGCTGCTGAGTACGACACCGGCAGCAACAAGGGCGTCACGCTCTACCTCAACGGCGTCAAGCTCCTGGAGCGCCGCGCCCAGTCGGACCTCGGCTTCGAGGACGAGTCGGAAGACTACGAGAACGACGAGGGCACGCCGTCGCTGGACTCGGACGAATCGGCTGACTCGGATGGTTCGGGTGACAACCAGGACTTCTGAGTTCCGTCTCGACGTGGTGCCCCTCCCAGCACCGCGTCCTCGCATGACGAAGTGGGGCTCGGCATACATGCCCGCCTCCTACAAGAAGTACCAAGCAGAGATTGTCCAGAAGCTCGGACCGAAGCCGCCTGACGCACCGCTCGAAGGCGAGCTATCGGTCGTCATCGAGTTCGTCTGCAAGCCCATCGCCAAGTCGAAGTTCACGACCCCTATGGGGGACCTCGACAACCTCGCGAAGGGCGTCATGGACACCCTCACCGATGAAGGGTGGTGGCTGGACGACCGCCAGATTGTCTCGCTGCACCTCACCAAGCGCTTCCCCGAACCGGGCGAAGCGCCGCACATCAACGTCGCTATCTCCCCCAACGACTGACCATGATCCAACTCCTCCTCAAGCTCCTCGTCAAGCTCGCCGCAGCGCTCGAAGCCGCCGCCGCGAAAGAACAGAAGAAGTGCGAAGCCGCACTCGCAGCCGCAGCCGCGAAGGTCTCGCAGGCCAACGCGCACCGTAGCGCCACGCGCCAGGCACGCCAGGTCGCATCGGCCCTCAAGGATGTCGTGGCCCCGGCCTCGGAAGTCCCGACCCCGCAGCAGTAACCCACACCGGTATCAGCGGCACCGCAAGCCGCTGGCTCTCAACCTCCCACCAATGAAAGACACGCAGACCATGAAACTCACCCCGCAAGCCCAGACCGTCCTCCGCCATCTCAAGTCGGTGGGCAGCATCACCAACGTTGAAGCGAATGCCGTCCACCGCGTGCGTTCGCTGTCGCGCCGCATCACCGAGATTCAGGACGCGGGATACCGCATCGCCAAAGTCCGCCGCCGTGACTGCACGGGCCAGCAGTACGTCCGCTACAGCCTGGAGAAGTGATGCGAACCGCACACCACACCTACCGCGCCGTGAGCAACGGCGACGAGCCGTCGTGTTCCGGCTGTGTTTTCGACCTCAAGAACGACATCAACGGCTGCGTCGGGCACGCCTGCTCGGGCTACGAGTGGCCCGAGGCCGACCCGCTCCACGACGCCAAGAACATCATCTGGATCAACCCGCAATGAATCGTCCTTACGAAAAGTCGAAGGACAAGTACATCGCCGCTGCGCAGACGGTTGGCCTGTTGGCGGCACTCCCGTTCGTCGCGGTCTACCGCGTAGGCGCAGGCTGCGTCCGCGCCACTGGCGAGGTCATGGAAGACGTGCGCCGCTGCTTCGCTGGCGGCGTCGTTCACACCGTCCGCGAAGTCCACTCCGAAATGATGGACCACGCCTCGGGCAAGCGCGCCCGCCGCGAGCGTCTGCGCAACCAGACGCAGTAATGCGCCGCTACCGCGACGTCCTGGTCCAGCCCGGGTGCTCGCTGGACCAGGCACTGGAGGCTGGCGACTACACCCGCGCCTCGCGAATCTACGAAGAGTGCGAGACGACGTTCTCGCGCCACTACCCGAACTTCACCGCACACCCGAACGTTGACTATGAGCAAGCACGAAAGCACCCTGAAGCTGCACTACGGGCTGATGCCCCGCACGGCGACCGCTGACGAGATCAAGCGCGAGCCGATGTTCTTCCGCGCAGATGTGGAGTACGCCTCAAAGCATGGCGGCGACCTCACACGCAACTTCATCGACGCGGCATACGAAGTCTGGGGCGACCTGTCGGGCGTCATCATCGACACGCGACACCACATGCTGATGCCGGGAATGTTCCCGTGCATCCCGGGCTGGCACACGGACGATGCGCCGCGCAGCAACCCGCAGTACGCCGGTCAGCCAGACCTGTTCGATCCTGAATACGTCACTGAGCACCTGCTCACGATCGTGGACAACGGAACGGGGAGTCTCACCGAATTCCTGCAAGGCGATGTTGCCCTAAACCCTAGGGTTCTCATCGACCGCTTCAACAACGACGGCGACAACTTCTACAAGACCGCCGACCAGATCATCGACCTCACCAGGCCGGGTTGGGTTATCCATCCGCGAGCTGGCGATGTCGTCGCATTCAACTCCCACTCGTGGCACCGGGGAACGCCTGCGCAGCAGCGCGGCTTCCGCTGGTTCGCTCGCATGACGCGCGGTTCGCGCCATGCAGTGCAAAACGAGCTTCGTTCCAACTCCCAGGTGTACCTCACCGACGCAACCTACGGATGGTAAGCATGACTCAAAAGAATTTCCCCACGACTGTTCGTTTCCGTGGCTACTTCGCCGAGCAAGGCGTCAACGGCATGTGGAAGCTGCGTGGTCGCGGCGAGCGTCGCCTCGTGACCCACAGCGAACTCCTCAACCTCGTCAACGCGCGTCCGAAGCGCAAGGGGAGCAAGTGATGTCCATCATGTATCTGAGCCGATTCAGCGTCACGCGTGACGACATGATCGTCGCGGGGCCATACCGCTCGAAAGGGGCGGGCACAGCCTACCTCAATCGGATGAAGCGCAGGATCGACGTGGCTACCAAGCTCTCGGAACGTCACGGGCGTACTCCGCCCGAATCCATCGACTTCTCCCGATACCGCATCGTTGAAGTTCGCTTCGTGTACGACCGGACCATCGAGCACACGCCGAAGGTGAAGTAATGCCCCAAGCGCACGAATCCGAATCCAATCTCGTGTCGAAGGGTCCGTGCGACAACTGCGGATCATCTGACGCAAACGCGGAGTATGACGATGGTCACACGCACTGCTTTTCCTGCGGTAACACCTGTCAGCCGAACGGCGCACGGGTACCGAGTCACGATCCTGTCGCTGGTCCCGGAGACACTTCGCTTATCCGTGGCGAATACCGCGCCCTCGGCAAGCGAGGCATCGCAGAGGAAACCTGTCGAAAGTACGGCTACCTCGTGGGCAAGGACCGCGACGGGGAGCCTGTCCAGATCGCGACGTACTGCGATTCCACTGGAAGCCCGGTAGCGCAGAAGCTGCGCACGCCCGACAAGGACTTCGTGGTCCTGGGCAAGCTGAAGCAGGCGGGCCTGTTCGGGCAGTACCTGTTCCGCTCGAAGGGCAAGCGCGTCATCGTGACGGAAGGCGAGATCGATTGCCTATCCGTGGCGCAGGCGCTCTCGCTGAAGTGGCCGGTGGTTTCGGTGCAGAACGGTGCCCAGGGCGCAGCCAAGTCTCTCGCGGCGCAGATTGAATGGCTTAAGGGCTTCGATGAGATCGTCCTCTGGTTCGACAACGATGAGCCGGGGCGCGAGGCCATAGAGGCGTGTGCCAAGGTGCTCCCGGTGGGGCGCGTGAAGTTCGTCACCACCCCGTTTGACCTGAAGGACGCGAACGACCTCCTGCGCGAGCACGGTCCCACGGCTGTCGTGAGCGCCTCATGGGAGGCCAAGGACTATCGCCCCGATGGCGTAATCACGGGCGCGGACCTCTCGGTGGAGCGCCTGAAGGCCAAGGCTGCACCAGGCTGGCAGACGCCTTACCCGCTGGTCAACGAGATGACGCGGGGAATTCGCCCGCGACAACTATGGCTCCTGACGGCTGGCACAGGTGTTGGTAAGTCCACCGATGCACGAGAGTGGCTGTACGCCGCGCTGTGCGAAGGCAAGAAGGTGGGCGCACTGTTCCTGGAGGAGTCCGTCGAGGACACCGCGAAGGCTCTGGTGGCACTCGACAACGACATCCCGTTCGAAGCACTGGACGAGGACTCGTCGCTCCTGACGGACGCGCAGTGGGACGCGAGCTACGCCAAGCTTTTTGGGCACGGCGACCGCTACCAAGCGTATGACCACTTCGGCGCATCAGACGCCGACGGTCTCGTGAACAAGATGGAATTCATGGCGCTCAACGGCGTTGAACTACTGTTCCTAGATCACTTGACCATCGCCGCAACCGGTCTGGACAACGAGGCGCAAGACGCCCTGCTGGTGAAGCTGCGTTCGATGGTGGAGCGTACCGGTTGCAGCGTCGTTGCAATCGCCCACGTCCGCAAGGAGCAGTCGGGCGCGAGGACGGCCGAGGAGGGCGCCCAGCTTTCGCTGTCCAGCATCAAGGGCAGCGGCTCGCTGAAGCAAGTACCCGATGTCGTCATCGCTAAGGAGCGCAACCAGCAGGCCGAGGACGACGACGAGCGTGACATCTCGCAAGTGCGCGTCCTGAAGGTCCGCAGAGGTGGCAGGACGGGTCCTGCTGACCGTCTGAAGTACGACGCCAAGACCGGCCGTCTGAAGCCCATACCGCGTCTCTCCGAGCCGGACATCATGGCTGACGACGAGTCCGAGGACGATGCCCCGTTCTAGCGGGATCGCACGCACGCTGCTTCGCAACTCCCGCTACCGCGCCAAGCGTGACGCCATCAAGCACACGCTGACCCTCGCAGACTTTGAAGTGCCGACGCATTGCCCTGTTCTGGGTGTGCGCCTCAGACCATCATCGGGCCGCGCAGGCCCCTATTCCCCCTCCCTCGACCGCATCGATCCGTCGCAAGGCTACGTGCCTGGCAACGTGGTCGTCGTGTCGTGGAGGGTCAACGAACTGAAGAAGGACGCAACCGTGCAAGAGATGGAACGCATCTGTGCCTTCTACCAACAAGTAGCTGACCGGAACAAATGACCGAAGAAGTCCTCGTTGACAAGCAGTATCAAATCCACCGACACGCAGCCGTGACGGAGCAACAACCGTTCGTCACGGCCATGAAGTCCGCAGCCGAGCGTGCCTACGCTGACGCCGTGAAGCAGGGCCGCAAGCCCGCGATGGTGGAAATCATCGTCTACGTCGCCCCTGAGCAGGGGGCGTAATGACCGACAACCCCACGGACATCCTGACGTGGGACTTGGAAACCGACGGCCTGCTGCGCGAACTCACCCGTATCTGGGTGCTCGCAATCGGCACCGTCGGCTCCGAAGTCATCACGACCTACACGGACCACGACCCGAAACACCCGCCGCTCATGGAGGGCGTGGAGCGCCTCAAGGCCCACGTCGCCCGTGGGGGTAAAACCGCAGCACACAACGGCATCAACTTCGACCGGAAGGCCCTGGCAAAAGTCACGGGCTACGAGATGCCGTACACCGCGATTCTCGACACGCTCGTCATGGGCCGCCTGGCCGAACCTGAGCGTCTCGGGGGGCACAAGCTGGAGTCCTACGGTGTCGAGATGGGCATCCTCAAGGGTTCCCATAACGAGTGGGACCGCTACTCCGAGGAGATGCGTTCCTACTGCGAGCAGGACATCGCCGTCACCAATGCGCTATACAAGCGGCTGGAGCGCGTCCGCACCTGGGGCGAGGCCTGCGACCTCGAACACGATGTCGCGTATCTCATCGACCTCCAGATGGAGAACGGCTTCCCGCTGAATATGCGCGAGGCCATGACTCTCGCAGCTGAACTCTGGGAGCGCCGGGACGGCTACCTGGCCGAGATGCAGCGGGTATTCCCGCCGATCTACGTCAGCGCTGGCGTGGCGGTTCCGAAGCGGTCCCAGAATCGCCTGGGCGTCTCGTACACCCAGGGCGCGGCATACACGAAGATCGTCCTGCAAGAGTTCAACCCTGGCTCTGAGTACCACGTAGCCAACCGCCTGAAGAAGAAGTACGGCTGGAAGGCTCCGCTGACGGAGAAGGGCAACCCGAACATCACCGAGGCGGTCCTGAAGAAGCTGGACTTCCCCGAGGTTCAGCCGCTCCTACACTTCGCTCGCGTGGATACGCAGTGGACCCAACTCGCCGCTCCGCCGAAGAAGAACGGCACTGGCGGCGGATGGATTCACCACGCCGACGAGAACCACCGCGTCCACGGGTACGTCAATCCGAACGGTGCCGTGACGGGCCGCATGACGCACTCGCGCCCGAACTCCGCGAACATCGACAAGGAGATGCGGCACATCTGGATTCCGCGCGAGTCGTGGAAGCAGGTCGGGTGCGACGCCGAGGGCCTGGAACTGCGCGTCCTTGCGCACTACCTGGCCCGCTACGACGGCGGGGCGCTGACCCGTGCGCTGCTAGAAGGCGACAAGGCCCAAGGCACTGACGCCCACTCGATGAACCGGAAGAACACGGACCTGTTCTCCCGAGACGGCGCGAAGACCCTCCTGTACGGCGCACTGTACGGGGCCGGGGACGAGAAGGCCGGGAACATCTGGATCGCTGACTGGCGCACGAGCGGCAAACCCGTGAGCGAGTGGCCGTCCTGGGCGCACGTCAACGGCAAGCTCAAGGCCGCCAAGGTCATCGGTAAGGTCGTCAAGGGCAAGCTGCTCGACGGTATCAAGGGCTTCCGCGCTCTCATCAAGGACATCGAGAAGGCGGCGAAGGCTCGCGGCTGGCTCAAGGGTATCGACGGTCGGCGCATTCGCGTGCGCCACGCCCACGCTGCGCTCAACACCCTTCTCCAGGGGACGGGCGCAATCATCATGAAGAAGGCCCTGGCGATCTACTGGCATGAGATCACCGAAGTACACGGCCTGGTTCATGGGAGGGACTTCGGCTTCCTAGCGAACGTCCACGACGAAGTACAGCAAGAGTGCCTGCCGCAACACGCGGAACTCATCGGCACGACCTTCAAGAACGCAATCACCAAAGCAGGCGAGCACTGGAATTTCCGGTGCCGTCTCGATGGTGCTTTCGACATCGGAAACAACTGGCATGAAACTCACTGACCTTCAGAACCTCGTCACCAAGATTCGCCGCGTCTATCCGGACGCCGTGATCTCCGGTGGCGCACCGCGCGACATCTTGCACGGCAAGCCGATCAAGGACATCGACGTGATGACCGGTTACGACGTGGGGCGCTCCGGCCTGGAGAAGATCGCGATGATCGTGGGCGGCCAGCTCGACGTGATCGAGCCGAAGGACCCCTCGGGCGTCGAGGAGTTCGAGTACGAGATTCACTTCGCTGACGGACGGCCCCGCCTCAACATCATCGACCTGAATCCGTTCGAGATCACGGACCCGCTGGAGAACCTGCTGGACTTCGACTTCGGGTTGTCCCAGGTCGCGGTGTTGCCCACGGGCATCCTGTACACGCCCGCATACGTTACCGACGCGGAGAGCGGCACGATCACCTACATGGGTGATAACGGCAAGGAGTTGTGGCGCATCGACTCGTCCGCGAAGCGCCTGCAACGCCTGAAGGCGAAGTACCCCCGGTGGGAGTTCGTGAACTGCGCGGGCCTTGAAGCGAGGGCCGTGTGATGACCGAGTTCGACCTGGAGAAGTTCAAGGCGGCACTCACGTCCGAGGACGATCCCATCGACGCACTCGATGACCTGGACGAGTTCATGAAGATCACGCGTGGCGAGTGGGTCTCGGATCACAAGCACGAGCACCGCGACACCGTGTACCTCCACAAGCCTTCGGGGCGGTTCGTTACCGTGGCCGAGTCGCGTAGCGGAAGCTACTGGTCGGACTACGAGTACGACAAGCCGATGCTCGCAGAGGTCGAGCCTCGGGAGATCACCAAGACCATCTACCACGCGAAAGGCGGGTGGGTGTGACTGTCGCGCTTATCGACGGTGACGAGGCCATCTACAAGGCGTGCGTCATCAAGGTCGAGGAGACCGACTGGGAGGCAGAGACTGTCACCGACCGGCCGCCGACGTTCGAGGAGGCAAGGGCCAAGTTCCACGAGATCGTCCGCGAGTGGTGCGAGGCCGTGGATGCCGATAGCTACATCGTATGCCTCAGTCCCAAGGAGCGCGGCTTGTTCAGGCGGGGCATCTACGCGCCGTACAAGGGCGCTCGTGGCGAGAAGCCCGAGCAGTACAAGCCCCTCGAAGATTGGGTGTTCGCGAACGAGAACTCGACCTGGCGACCGGGCCTGGAGGCCGACGACGTGATGGGCCTGCTGTCCGGGCCGGGTCACGTCATCTGCTCCAACGACAAGGACATGAAGACCGTCCCAGGGCGACTGTACATCACGGGCAAGAAGAAGCTCGTCACGATCACCGAGACCCGCGCTGACTGGCAGTGGATGTACCAGACGCTCATGGGCGACCCGACGGACGGCTTCGGAGGCTGTATTGGCTGCGGCCCCAAGGGAGCCGAGGCAGTACTCGAAGGGTGCCGGAATCTCGCGGAGATGGCGCACAACGCCGCGCTCCATTACCTCGCCCCGAAGAAGGGCAAGTACAAGGACGTTATCCAGACGGCCCTGGACTTTCGCCGCATGGCGGCACTCGCCCGAATCCTCCGACCCACCGACTACGACAACGAAACAGGCGACGTGCGTTACGCACTCCCTGGCGTCAAGGACATCGCATTCAATGCACAAGCAATCGCAAAGTAACCTGCCGATGATCGGTATCACGGGCCGTGCCCGCGCGGGCAAGGACACCATCGGCAACTACCTGGTTGAGCATCACAACTACGGCCAGGTGTCGTTCGCGGAGCCGCTCCGTCAGTTCGTGTGCAAGCTGGTCGGCATCGACCGTCGTGCCCTCGACTTCGTGAAGGAGGACCCCGTGCCCTGGCTCGGCAAGTCGCCGCGTCAGATGCTCCAGACCCTCGGCACCGAGTGGGGCCGGATGCTCGTCAACGAGAACATCTGGGTCCTGGTGGCGATGGACGAGGCCCGCCGTCTCCAGCGCCACTCGGGCAAGTCGGCGGTCATCACCGATGTCCGCTTCGACAACGAGGCGGATGCCATCCGACAACGCGGCGGCCGGATCATCCACGTCGCTCGCCCGGACGCCCTGGCCGTCGCCTCGCACGTAAGCGAGGCTGGCGTTACCCGCGAGCCTGCGGACTTCGTGATCGTCAATGACGGCACGCTGGACGACTTGTACGCCACAGTGGACGAGATCATGGAGCGACTCTGATGGCGTCTCTGCCCTCTTGGGCAGGCGCGGTCGTCGCAGGGGTTCTACTGGCGGTCGGCCTCGCGACTGGGGCGCTGGCCTATCGCTCTCACATCTACGACGAGGGCTTCACTGCGGGCCTCACGAAGGCCGCAGACGACCACCGCACTGCGCTCGACTCCCTTCGCCAAGCTGACGCCGCCGCTGCGGCCTCGGCTACCTCCGCCTTCACTGCAAAGCTCAAGGAAGTAAACGATGCTCACCAAGCTCGCACGACTCAACTGGAAGCTGCGCTTGCTGCTGCTCGCGCCGATAGTGTCCGCCTGTCTCAGCAGCTTGTCCGCCTGCACGACGCAGCAACCCAAGCCGGTGACGGTTCGAGACCTGCCGCCGATTCCGCCCGACCTGGCGCGGAGGGCGACGCCTCTGACTCCCCTTATTCGCTTGCCGATCTGATGAGGACCGTGAATGCGAATTACGCAATTTGCCAAGCGAATTCTGCGCAGCTTACTGCCCTCCAGGACTGGTACGAGTCCCTCCGGGCAGGCCGCACGGAATAAATCCGCACATGGTAGAGGGTCCCTATATATCTCTAAGACTCTTAGAGAAGGGGACGAGAACAACATCCCGGCTGACTGCCCTAGCTCGACGGATCTCCGTACCGTAGGCGGATGGCTCCTCACCCAATACCCCCTGGCTGGCCTGGTGGACCTCGTGCATGCGAAGGACTACCAAGCGGCCCACGAACTCGTCGGTGCTCACGATGCCATCCAAGCCGTCTTCCAACTGGCAGATGACCTGGACGCAGCGCAACGGGACGAGGACTCGAAGGCAGCAGAAGCGAGCTACGCTTGAACTTCTCGCTTTCCTGGCTCGTCACGTCTATCCGTTTCGCGCGGATTGGCCTCTCCGTCTACTGCACCGCTGCGACCTCTGGACTCTCCGCGATGGCGCTGGCATTAAGGCTGCGGTATGGCTGGAGCGGCTCGGCAACGGTACCGCTGCGCTGCACCTATGCGCCTCCCGTGACGCTCGTGGACGATGGGTTCTCCCCCGCGTCCTGCGGTCTCTCAGTGACGGCGCTCGCCGCTCGGGCTACCACACCCTGACGGCAGCGCCTCTCCCACAACACATCCCCTATCTGGAGCGCCTTGGTTTTCTCCGGGTGGGGCACGCATACCACCTGAGACTCTATGAGCAAACCCAACATCCCGAAGGCCCCTGATCCGCCGCAACCGGACGCCCCGGCTGCGAGGCTGATCCAGCCGGTTGAGGATAGTCCGGTGTCGTCCGCGAAGAACAAGGCGAGCATGCGCCGCTACCTGACGGTCGGCTCATCGCCTGACGCTCCGCGTGGGGTCGGCGTTCAGCTTTGAATCAGAAGCTCCAGGACCGCTATCAAGAGTTGGTCCCGGACCGTGACGCCTACTGGCGACGTGCGCATGCCTGCGCTGCTCTCACGGTCCCTTCGGTGTGTCCGCCTCAAGGGCAGACCCCGCAACAAGTTCTACCCCAGTCCTACACGTCATTCGGGCATCGCGGCGCTACCAACGTGGCCTCGAAGCTCATGATGGCGTTCATGCCTCCTGGCGATTCCGCGTTCAACATCGAGGTCTCGACCAAGATGTTGCTGAAGGAGGGCGTTCTATCGCCCCCGCCCGAGATCATCCAGGGCCTCGCCCAATGCGAGCAACTGATTAACGCGAACATCGAAGCGCTCAACTGGCGGCGGCAGACTTACCTGTCGCTCCTGCACCTCGTGGTTGCCGGGAACGTCTGCGAATACATCCAACCGGACGGCCGCTTGAAGCTGTTCCCGCTGACGCAGTTCGTCTGCGTCCGAGATTTCAACGGGCGCACGATGGAGATCGTTACGGCGGAGAAGCTCAAGGTGCGCGAACTCACCCCGGAACTCCGACGCCTCACGGCTAAGAAGGAGTCCGAGGAAGTCACGCTGTACACGCGATTCGAGTTCCTCACCGAGAAGACCTACGCGGTCCAGCAGGACCTGGACGACTCCCAGGTGGTCCCGTACAGCACGTACAACGGCATCATGCCTGCGAACGCGCTTGCCTGGGAGTTGGTGCCCGGTGAGTCCTACGGCCGCTCGCACGTCGAGCAGAACTACTCGGACCTCCTGGCGCTCGACAAGACCTCGCAGCAGCTGCTGGAGTGCGGCGCTATCGCGGCGCGTAACCTGATCTTTGTCGCGCCGAACGCGGCAGGCGGCAACCTGCGCAAGCGCATCATGGAGGCCCGCAACGGCTCCGTGATCTCCGCTCGCGGTGGATCGCAGGGTGACGTGCAGCCGTTCCAATTCAACAACACCGCAGCGATGCAGTCGCTCAACGCTGAGAAGCAGGACCTTAAGCGTGACCTCTCGGTCGCCTTCCTTCTCACGAACGACCTGCGCCGCGACGCGGAGCGCGTTACCGCCTACGAACTCCAGATGCTCGTCACCGAGATCGAACAGTCCCTGGGCGGTGTGTACTCGTACCTCGGCCCCGAGATGGTCGGCTGGCGGCTGCGCAAGCTCGTCGCCCAGATGCAATCGCGGGATGAACTGCCCCAGATTGGCACCGACTCCACCCAGATCACCGTGACCACTGGTCTCGCTGCACTGGGCAAGGACGCGAAGCTGAAGAAGGTGCAGTCGTTCCTTTCCCTCCTCAACGAGACACCGCAAGCGTTCCAGCAGGAAGCAGCAGCCTACGTGAAGTTCGACACGATCCTCACGCCTGCCGCCGCTGCGCTTGGATTCCCGCAGGCCATCAAGACGGCCAAGGAAGTTCAGCAGGAACAAGCCCAACAACAGGAGCGGGCAATGCAGGCTGACATGGCCCGTGCCGCTGCTGGTCCTGTCGCGGGTCAAATTGCGGCCAACTCACTCGCACCGGCTCAATGACGACCGACACCATCAACCCGAACAGCCCGGCAAGTCCGGGCACCCCCGAAACCCCTGCGCTGATTCCGGACTCCCCGGAGTACCGCGCGGCCATGATTGCGGCAGCGGACGCATCCAACGGCATCACGCCCACGGAACCCGTGGCTAAGACGGACCCGGCACCCGCCGACCCGAACGCCCCGACGCCGAAGCTGACGGACACGCCTGCTGACGAGAAGAAGCCGGAAGGCACGGAGAACACTTCGGAGAAGAAGGACGGCGAGGGCGATGCCCCGTCCGCCTACGACTTCGCCAAGGCGTTCGATGACGGCTCGCTCGTCACGGAGTTCAACGCAGAGAAGCCGAGCGACGCGCTCATCGCGGGCATGGCGAAGGCCCTGGGCATCTCGAACGAGCAGGTGCTCCAGATGCAGTCGCAGTTCCGCGCAGGCCAGGCGGCGCTCGCTGCACAAGCCGAGGCCAAGCTGTTCGAGGCTGCTGGCGGCAAGGACGAGTTCAATGCCGTCATCGCCTGGGGCCAGAAAAATCTCTCGCAGGACCAGAAGGTCTTCTACGAGAACCTCCTGAACGGCCCGGACGCCGCGTCGGCAGTCGGCATTCTGAAGCAACGGATGCAGGCAGCAGGCGACCCGGCTCTGGTCAGCGTGACCAGCCGCACGGGTGGCGCTATCGCGGCGTTCCGAGACCAGTCGGAACTCGTGGCCGCAATGGCCGATCCCCGCTACCAAACGTCGGAGGCGTTCCGCAAGGAAGTGGCCGACAAGCTCCGCATCTCCCGCATCTAATCCCCGCTTTACCTCCCTCGCCTCTGGGCGTCCATCCCGGACCAACCCATGCGGGGGGAATTCCCCTTCTCCCCTCCGTTGGCCCCGCTCGTGGGTCGGCAACACTCCCTTTCTAAAGAGACTTAATGACGTTCTCGACCAATCCGGGCAATCCGGTTGCGTTCGGCACGGGTCAATCGAACCCGGCTGACGATCGTTCGCTGTTCCTGAAGATGTTCTCGGGCGAGGTGCTCACCTCGTTCACGGCTGCAACGCTCACCAAGGGCAAGGTCCGCGAGAAGAACATCACCTCGGGCAAGTCGTACCAGTTCCCGCGCACGGGCACCTCGCAGGCTGAGTACCTCCAGCGCGGCCAGGAGATGCTCGGCAACCCGTTCGCAACGGGTGAAGTGGAAGTGACCATCGACGCGCCGATGGTTGCGCATCACGCCCTGTGGGACTTCGATCAGGCAATGTCGCAGTTCGACGTGCGTGGTCCGATGACGGCCGACATGGGCCAAGCGCTCGCCCGCATGTACGACCAGAACAACTTCCGCCAGATCGCGCTCGCGTCCCGGACGGCAGCTGTTGGTCCGTTCCCGGGCGGCGACCGCATCGTGGATTCCGCGCTGCTGTCGAGCGGTACGGCCATCGACGGCCTCGCTTGGATGGACGCCATCCGCAAGGCGAAGCTGGCGAAGGCATCGAAGAACATCCCGGCGTCCTCGCCGTGGTACATGACCGTGACCCACGCGACGTTCGACGCGATCAAGTACGCGAAGAACTCGGCGGGCCAGTTCGTCAACCTGAACTCGATGATCTCGCTGGCGACGGCGGGTACGGGCGCAGTGCCGACCGAGGCGATCCGCTTCGAAGGCGTGACGATTTTCCCGTCGAACCTCATCCCGCAGACGAACGACACGGCCAATAAGGACGTGTTCTCGAAGTACCGCGCGGACTTCTCGAAGCTCTCGGCGCTCATGTGGCAACCGGAAGCGGTGGCCGTCCTGACGCTGATGGGCATCTCGACGGAGACCGCACGCGACGTTCGCCGCCAGGAGGACTTCATCGTGTCGAAGCAGGCAGTCGGTCACGGCACGCTCCGCGCTGAGTGCGCCGTCGAGTTCGCACTCCCGGCCGCTTAACTCCCTATGGGGATCACTGGATTTATCTGGTGGTCCTCATTTTTTTCGATTCTTCAGCAATGGCTCTTACCCGACTTCAAGCGGTCAACCGCATGCTCACTGCCGTGGGCGAGTCTGTGATCCTGGTAGAGGTCACGGGCGCTGGCGACTACGCCAACTGTTCTGACATCCTCGACCAAGTGACCCAGGAGGTATTGCTCAAGGATTACAAGTGCAACACTGAGACGCGCACGCTAACCCCGGACGCTGACGGTCACATCGCAGTTCCACCGGAATGCCTGAAGGTGGACCCGGTGGACCCGTACCTGGACTACACGTTCCGCGCGGGCCGCCTCTACGACCGCGCGAAGGCGACGGACGTGTTCGAGAAACCGGTTGAGGTCCGCGTGACACTCGGCCTGTGCTTCGAGGACATCCCGTTCTCGCTGCAACTGGAAGTGGCGGCCAAGGCGGCACGGCGCTACCAGAAGTTCTACGTCGGCTCGCAGACAGCAGATGGGTTCCTGAAGGAAGACGAGGCTATCGCCGCGTCCATCGCGGAGGATGCCGAAGCAGATGCCGAGGACTACAACCTCCTGGACACCGCAGAACTATCGTGGCTGCGCCGCCGTACCTTCAATAACCGCACGATCAACTGATGCCCATTGACGGCCTGTTGCAGCCCCGCATCGGGTCGCTGCACGCGGGCGTGAGCCGCCAGGCTCCGCTCCTTCGGTCTCCGTCCCAGATGGACGAGATCATCAACTTCCTCCCCTCGGTGGACATCGGCGGTCTCGCTGATCGAGTGGGGACCTCGTGTATCGCGAACGTCGCGGCTGCACCGTATCAGCCCAACGGAGCGTACATGTTCCGGACGACGGACGGGCAGCGCTGGCTATTCGTTCGCCGCGCCGACCAAGGCTACCCCGAGATTCGCAACCTCGACAACGGGACGCAGGCCCAGGTAGTCGTGGGAGGCTTCGCTCAGAACTACATCAACTCGGCGAGTCAGCTGAAGTTCCTGACGCTGGCCGACACGACGCTGGTACTCAACACGGGAGTCGCCGCTCGCTTCTTGCCACCTTCGGCGGGCATCAACAAGACGCGGGCCTACGCAGTGATCCGTAAGCTGTCCTCGAATTACCAAACGTTCTATCTCAACTCGGAGGCTGGTAATGCGGTGACGGCCTACGACGGCTCGGGCGGCACAAAGACTCGCGAGTGGGTAGCGCAGCAGCTGTTGGCTCAGTGTGCCGCCCGCATGCCGGGTCTGTCCTTCACCCGAGTCGCCAACGTGATCCGAGTAGAAGGCCCGGAGAACCTCGTCGCCTCGCTCAACGGCGGCAACGACTGGGACGAGACTGCATTCGTGCTCATCAAGGGGCGCGTCAGTGCAATCACGGACCTACCAGCGCAGATGTTCCCCGGCGAGCCTATCCTGGTGGACCTCGGTAACGGCGACGCCAAGTCGGCCTACTGGGTGACGTATGACCTCGCGACCAACTCCTACAAGGAAACGTCGTGGCTCGACAACTTCGCCACGGCGGGGACTTGGGACAAGTCCACGATGCCGATGCGCGTCCACCAGACGGGCACCAACTCCTTCGAGATTCAACCTATCGACTGGACGCCGCGCAAGACTGGCGACGACGATAGCAACGTCCCGGCCCCGTTCAGAGACGCGCCTATCACGGACATGGCTCTGTGGAAGGGGCGGCTGTGGTTCTCATCGTCGTCTTGGGTGGTCGGCTCGCAGCCCGACGACCTGTTCAACTTCTGGCAGGGCAGCGCACGGGAAGTAGTCGCGTCGGACCCGGTGAAGGTCCAGGCCGAAGCAGACCTCGGGAACATCAATCACCTCGTCGGCTTCCGTGACGACCTCATGGTCTTCCTGCGTGGAGCGCAGTGTGCTCTGGATGGCTCGCAACCGGTCAAGCCCGACACCGCTGCGCTCGGTGTCTCCACACGCTATGACGTGGATGACGCGTGCCCGCCCTCGGTGGTCGGCACGGTCCTGCTGTACACCGGCTCGCAAGAGGGGCGCTCGGTTCTCTGGGAGTATCAGTACGAGCAGGCGACCATGAACAACTACGCCGAGGACCTGAGCAAACACATCCCGCGCTACTGCCCCGGCACTGTCCGGCGCATCGCGGGATCGGCTCAGTCCGGGCGCACGTTCCTCTGGACGCCACTGGACCCCGCCACGCTGTATGTGCAGACCTCGTATTGGCAAGGACAGCAGCGGGCGCAGAACGGCTGGAACAAGCTGACCTTCGCTCACGTCACGTCCATCTGGCATCACTGGGTAGACGAGGGGACGCTGTACATCCTGGCGCAGTCGAGCATCGGCTACCTGTCGCTGCTGTCCGTTCCGGTCGATGCGAACCTGGGCGAGAACCCGGACATCGACCTGCGCCTGGACATGCGGCAGCGAATTCAGGTGACGTGGAACGAGCCGCGTAAGCGCAGCGAAGTGGTCCTCCCGGACGGCTACTACCAGCACGATGACCTCGTGGTGTGTACACCTGACTCGGGCGGCTGGTTCGCAGAGAATGCGATCACGAAGGTGTGGGACGGCTCCCAATGGATCGGGCATTTTACCGCGCAGGTTCCGGGCGGTTACGGCTACATCGGTCTGCGGTACGACCGCATGTTCCGCTTCTCTCCGTTCTACCCGAGCGTAGGGAAGGAGCAGACCCCGATGGGCCGCTTCCAGGTCCACAAGGTGATCCTGGACTGCCTGCGGGCTGGCGACTTCACGGCGACGCTCACGCGTCCCGACCGGGTAGACATGAAGGTCCACCTCTCCCCGCGAACGATCGGGGACGCCCTGGTCGCCAATCGCGGCGAGGATCAGACCTTTGCCATTCCATTCAACGCCCAGGGGAACAAGGCGGCCCTCACGGTCTCCACGTCCTCCACGGCCCCGATGGTGGTCACGGGATACACCCTGGCCGCTCGCTACTCCAACCTGTTTGCGAACGCGTGATCCTCACTCCCGCAAAACCTCACCATATCGCGGCCCTCGCTGCGAACCTCCGGGCGTGTGACCGCGAGGAACTCCGGCTCTCCATTGGAGACGCGGGCCCCTACGGCCACATCCTGGGCCTCTGGATTGACGGCGGCACGACCGAGGCGATCCTGACGGGCGCTGGTGTAGTGGCGGGAGTGTGGGGAACTACACCCGGCCCCTCCCATGGGGTCGGCCTCATATGGATGCTCGGGACTCCTGCGATCAACGAGGTCGCACTCCCGTTCCTCCGTGCGTGCCCCGGACGCATTGACAAGGCGCACGACGCCTACGACATCCTCGCGTGCACACCGTGGCGCGAGAACACCCTTCACCTAGCGTGGCTCAACTGGTGCGGCTTCACCGCATTCGATCCGGGCCACGGCCCATTCATCGGATATACCCATGTGCGGTCCAGCAGTCGTACCACTGGTGATGCTCGCCGTATCGGCTGCGAGCGCCGTGGTGCAGAACAACCAGCAGAACAAGGCGATTGAGGCTCAGGCCGGTGCGGCCAGCAAGAGCCTATCGATGCAGTACCAGGCCGCTCAAACGAACCAACAGGCTCTCGATGAGCAGGCGTTCGAACAGCGGACCGACCGCGCCCAAGCAGCGGCGCGGCAGCTCGCGCAAGCCCGTGTCCTTGCGGCTCAAGGCAAAGGCTCGCTGGCGGCCATGGCCGTCAACATCACCGGCGCAGAAGCTGCTGACCTCTCCCGCATCGACGCGAGCGTCGCGAACCAGAAGTCCACCATCCGCACGCAAGCGGGCGCGGCTTCGATCTCGACCGAGAGCACGTTGGACGCCCTGTCGGCCCAAGGTCGCGCGAACACCGTCGGCACTGGCCTCGGTATCGCGGGCGCGGCGGCGCAGGCCGGTTCGTCTTACTACGGCAACGTGCAGGCCGAAAACACCGCCAAGGGGCTTCGTAACCACCGCCCGTACTTTACCGTGGGGAATTAAATGGCAGGCCAACAACAGCAGCAGTTTCGTAACGCCGCTTTGGCGCTTCCGGAACTGGACGCGACGGCGGCACCCGGCGTCACCACGACGCGAGCGCAAGCAACGGCGGCCCGTGTGGACGCCTCGGGCCAAGTGTCCGCGATCCAGTCACTCGCTAACTCGTTCGGCGGGTTCTTCGGGAATCTCCAGGGCGATCTCCAGCGGATCAACGCCGCTACGGAGCAGGCCCGCGTAGCCGACATCCACAAGGAGAACGAGGCGCTCGCGAAGCAGGCCCAGGCCGACCAGGCAGCAGGCCGCGCCCCTGACGAGGCCCACGCCAATCGCGAGTCCTACTGGAACGCATATCAGCAATCGTTCGCCCAGAACCAGGCGTTCGAGATGCAGCAGGAGCTAAGTGCGCGACTGCGAGAGATGCCGAAGGATGGCTCGGTGTCCCCTGAGGATGTCGCCAAGGGAGTCTGGAAGGACTTCTATGGCGCGGGTACTGGGGACGCCGACTTCGACTCCGCTCTCGTAGGCCGCTTCGGCCCCGCCGCGCAGACGATGGTGGCGCAGGCGTCGGAGCAAGTCGCGCAGACGCAGGAGCAGAATCACGCGCTGGAGATTCAGAACAGCGCAAACGCCCAGATCAACTCGCCGCAAGGTCTCTCGGAGGCGGGCTTCGCCACACTGGAGCAGCGCGTGCTGGCGTTGACCCGTGGGGACCAGACGCTCGCGGACAAGATGATCGGCGGCTTCATGGGCAGCGTGCGCAACAAGACGCAAGCCCTGGGACTCCTCAACGCCCTGGAGCAATCCGGGTGGGCGGACCGCAACCCGGTTGCCTACGACAAGATGTCCCACGATGCCGTGCAGCAGATTCAGACCGTCAAGTCGATCCAGGCGGCGCAGGAGGTCGATGGGGTTCGCCTCGCGGCCATTGCGCTCAAGGCCAATCCGAACGCCACGCCCGAAGATTGGGCGCAGTTGGTGTATCAAGCGAATCGCGTGGACTCCAATCACGGCGTCGGGATGGACAAGTTCGGTCCCGTTTTCCAGGGGCTGCTGGAGGCGTCGAAGCAGCAGGCCACCATCAACTACATGTCACTGGCAGAACGTGGCTACAACGGCTCACACAACATCCACACCATCGCTACCCTGGCGGGCGTAGACCCCGCCGAGGCCGTGAAGAAGTCCTTCGACAACTACATGGTCCAGAAGCTTCAGGGCAGCGGCCAGTACCCGGCGCTCGCCGCATCGATGCAGGGCAATGCCGGTCTCCCGGACCCGCTTGCGTCGGACCAGGCTGGCTCGGAGTTCGTGGGGTGGGTGACTGCCCCCGGCATCCGGGACATCTCGGACGGCACGATGCCCCCGCGCATCCAGAAGGACCTGACCTCGGCTATCAAGTCGGGCGACCCGGACCGCGCTTCGCGGGCCTGGCGCGTCATGGACCGCATCCACGACATCGTGGGCGATCACGCGTTCGGTCAGTATCTCGGGAAGGACGACGAGGCGTCCGGGATGTACTGGGGTGTCAAGGCGCTCGCCCCGACGAACGGCGACGTGTCCCAGGTCTACAAGGCCATCCGCGATGGCGGCATGGACTCGAAGGTTCTGGAGAAGGTCGGTAACGGCGGCAGCATCAACTGGGAGCCGCTGCTCCCCGGTAAGAAGCAGGCCGACGTGGACGTGGCGGTCAACAAGGCGATGGGCAAGGCGATGCTGGACGACGTGGGACGCAAGGGACTCATCTGGAACCCGGCGACCTCGATGTCCTCGGACCTCCGCCAACAGTTCCAAGGTATCGTCATCAAGCAGCTTATGGCTCAACGGGCCAACGGGAAGGTGGACCTGGACACCGCAGTCGCGAATGCGGCGACGGTGTTCAAGGGGACGCGCATGGCGACGGTCGGTATGAACGGTGCGGTGAAGATCATTGAGGACCCGTTCGCCGGTAAGGGCCGCGCGGCGGACTCGCCAATCAACGCGGACCCCAATCACCCGTACTCGATCACCAAGGGCTACGCGCCGATCTACTCGTCGTTCCCGATGGCGAACAAGGCCAACGCGCCTGAGGACCCGTTCAAGACGGCGCAGGACGACCTGGGCCATCTCAGCAAGGCGCTCCCCGGCCTCGTCCCGGACTCCGCTGGTTTGTCGCTGAAGCGCCCGGACCGCACTGGCCTGTCGGAGATTCACGACTCGATGGATAACCCCATCATCCTCCACGCGGGGCAGAAGCTGGCCGTCCGTAACAGGACCGCCCCGCAGCCCACCACGACCGGCGCGGCAGTACCGAACTCCGCTGGCAGCGTAAGCGCTGTCGGGAAGGGGCCATCCGTGGGTGAACTCGTGCAGTCTGAGGTCCCCTCGGACCCGAAGGCGGCTGCGAAGTTCTTCAAGGACAACCTGCCCCCTGGCGTGTTCGCGGTGTACGACCGGGAGCACAACCAGTACACGCTCAACTATGGGTTCCGCCTCCAGGTGGGTGATGCCAAGGCCGCCGAGATTCGTGCGGAGAAGGCCAAGACATTCCGTGACACGGAGGCTGAACGTCGGGCCGTCGCGGCCCACAACGCTAACCCGCTGTTCGTTCGATGACCGACACCACTGACGTATCACTCGACCCGGCGCAGATCACGCACAACGCTCTCCAGAACATCCTCGACGCAAAGACGATGGGCGGTGAGCTGCGCGTGCAGCGCCAGGTCGATGCGCAACCCGCGACGGCTGGTCCTCTCTGGGACCTCCCGTCGTTCTCGCAATACCTGAAGGAGAACACCGCAGTAGTCCCTCCGTTCCCCGGAGCGGCGCAAGACGGCGGCGGCTGGTTCGCCCAGGCCGACAAGGCCATCGGAGGGAGCGAAGGGTTCGAGGGCCGCGCCTATCACGGCGTCTATTCACCCCTACGTAAACCGGGCGATCCCTTCGTCAAACCTGGGCAAGTATCGGACGCCACGCAGTCCGAAGTGTCCATCGGCTACGGCTACAACCTGACCGGCAACCCGGACTCCCGCCAGGTCTTCGAGAAGGTGCTCGGCATCGGCGCGGCGGACTTCGACCGAATCCGGAACGGCGAGGGGGGCATCTCGCCCGAGCAGGGCCTGAAGCTGCGACAGTACATGATCTACCAGGCCAACGCCCAACTCGACCACCTGATCGGCGGAAAGCCGCTCACGGACCACCAACGGGCCGCGCTCGTCTCGATGATCTACAACTTCGGTCCCGGCAACTTCCAGAAGACCGGCGTACCGCAAGCCATCAAGGCGGGCGAGGACGCGCAGGCGATTGCCCAGAAGATTCGCACCGCGTCCTCGCGGCAGCGTGCCCTGGGCGCACGGCGCAAGGCCGAGGCCAACCTGTTCCTCGGCGTCAGCGGCGCGGCGGAACAAGTCGCGTCCACTACCACCAACTACACCCAATGATCTTCAAGCTCGCAAAGGGCTACGGCGGTATGCGCTGTTGGTACGAGCGTAGCCGTAAGCACAACATCCGTTCGTACCACGTTCTTTCGCTCTCCCGTCTGGTCTCGGCTAACGGGAGTTGCTGGAAGCTCATCGTAGGCCCGTTCGCATTCGCGTTCGGCTTCAAGTAGCACCCTCCCGCTTCGGCGGGTCTCTCAAACTATGGCAGACACGAACCAAACACCCAATGTGGTCGAGGCGGTCCCCGCCGACTCTGGCGTACCGCTCAAACCGGCTCAAGCGGGCTACGTCCCCGAGGACGTTGAGTACACACACCTGACTCGCCCCGACACGATGGACGTGGCTGCTGCGATGTGGCGCTCCACGACGCTCGTGGGCCAGCTCATCAACAACTACCGCGACCCTGACATTCAGGCGCAGTCGGACCGCTCGTTCAACCCGTACACGCACATCGAGCATAACAAGGACCAGTACAAGGATCTTCTGCCGCTGGTGACGGGCGGCTCCATGACGTTCGAAAGCGTGGACTCGCTGGCCGCCTTCGAGTCCTGGGCATCGGCGCAACGCCGGAACCTCAAGGACCGCGAGTCCCTGGCTGCTGCTGATACATGGCAGTCCGTGGCGACCATGCCCGTCTCGATGCTCGACGCGACGCTCCTGCTCGGCCCGGTGGCCGAAGGCGCAGCTGCGCTGACCACGGCCCGCCTCGGGTCCGGCCTAGCCGCAAGCGCTGCACGCGGCGCAGTTATCGGCGGCCTCGACATCGGCGCACAACAGGCGGGCGTCTACGCGCTTAACGACTCGCAGACCGCCGAGGAAGCGTTCATGAACATCGGGGTCGGCATGTCGCTAGGTGCTGGCCTCGGCGCGGTATTCCGTCACGCCACGCCGGACAATATGACCGCGATCCGTGCGGGCCTGCATCCGGACAACCTCGACAATCCGGTTCCCATAAACGAGCACCACATCGGCCAACTGCCCGAGGAAGGTTACGCGTTCGGCGCGGACTCCATCGGTGCGGCTCGCGCCACGGCAGACACTGATACGCTCATCGCCACGTCGAAGAATCCCATCGCCCGTGCGGTGGACTGGGCTACGAAGCTCGGCAGCTACACGCCGCTCCAGCGGCTCGGTGGCTATTCGAATGCGCTGACGCGAGACTCCATGCTCCGCTTGATGGACACGGGGGGTCTCCTGACGCGTGCGATGGCCGAGGGTAAGTCCACGGGCCTCGAAGCTGAGACCCTGAAGACGGTCTACGAGCAGCAAATGCAGAACGTGCGGCACAAGGTGTCCTCGATCTACCAGGCCGCCAATGCTGACCTGGGCCAATCAGGTGCGCGCACGGGCGCGGGCAACGTGGTCAACACGCTCACCCAAGGGTCCAAGGACATCAACGCCGTCTCACAGAAGGCATTTAACGATGCGGTCGCGCTGATCCAGTACGGGTCGAACGCGCAGGCGACGAACGAGGTTATCTCCAAGGCAGTCATGGATCGGCTCACGGCTGACGGGCTTTCGCTCGACCAGGCCAAGGCTGTACACCGCCGCGTATACGAGGCCGAGAAGACCTACCACGAGGCATACGAATCCATGAAGGACGAGGCTATCAAGCACGGTTTACTGGACACCGAGAACCTCGTGGAGGGCCGGTACGGGATGCCGCAACGCTGGATGCACAACGGCGTCGATGCGAACGCAGAGAAGCTCAAGGGCTTCTTCATGGAGCACCTGGGCGACAAGCCGACCGATGACTGGCTCCGCGAGAACGGATTCATCGCTGACCCGGCGCGGCCCCGCGTCGAAGGTGACGAGGCACTCCCGGAGTCCTGGGCCGCCCTGAAGAAGTCCGGCGATGACACGATGGTCAACTCTGTCCTGCGTCAGTGGGCCGGGGAGCAGCAGGACTTCCAGAACGCATACCTCCAGTCGAAACTCGCTGATTACCAGCAGCGGCAGTTGAAGGCGCAGGACCACGCCGCTGACATCCTGGGCACGCTGAAGGGGCAGGAGAAGGACTGGCGTGGCGCGAAGCTCAAGGAGATGCGGACGGCGGCACGGGACATCGAGCGCCGCTCCGTGCTGCGGTCTGTCGCATCCGCGCAGCTGAGGACGCAGCGGGCCAGTGAGAAAGTGCAGGCTGCACTCAACCGTCTTGGCGGTGACGAGTCTGTCCTGGGCGATCTCCAGCGCCAGCTGACCGATGGTGGCTACGCGCTGGACGAGGCCGGTGAAGCAGTAGCCAAGGCGCGTGCGCGTCATGCAGAGGCGCAGAAAGCCGCTGCCGACACGGGCGAGGCTAAGGCTCTCGTGGATGCGCTGAAGGGCAAGAGCGATACGTTGCTCGCGGAGAAGCGGGATGTCCTGGGGGAACTCAAGGATGTCCGCGCAAACCTCGAAGGCACCGAACTCGCACGCGCACGGAATCCGCTCAACCAACAACGAGCCGAGCTACACGCGCAGCGGCAGGCCACACGCACCGAAATTCAGAAGGTGCGTGAGGAAATCCGCGAGGCACTGGCCGAGCGCAATGAAGCGAGGGCAGACCTCCAGGAAGCCAATCGCAACTTCGACGCTCTGGCGAACCAGCAGGCCGAAGTGCGCCGTTGGCACGACGCCGCAGCGAAGGAGGTCAACACCATCGTCAACAGCGAGGGCGACGCACTGCTGGCTCCTGGGCTGCGCAAGGAGTTGGATGACCACATGGCTGCTGCTGCGGAGTTGAAGCAGACGCTGGACGAGGCGCGTGCTGCGCGGCGTCTCGCATACGACACGATGAAGAAGACGGGCATGGAGGCTCGGGCCGCTGCGAAGGCAGCAGATCGGGCGGCAAGCCAGCTTCGGAAGGTTGCGTTCCAGGCCCGCCGTGGTATCGCAGAACTCTCCCCGCTCACGCAGTACGTCGATGACCTGGTGAACTCCCTTCGCGGGACGGACCGGGCACCGCGTGGCATCTTGCTCGACAAGTCGCCCACCTCGGGCCGCCTGAAGGAGCGACAGTTCCAGTTCAACATGGACGAGTACCGGAAGCTCGTGGACGGCGGGTTCCTTGCGGGGAATGCCGACGACGCGTTCCAGGGCTACTACAAGGACTTGGGCGGCCAGCTGGCGGCACATCGCGCCCTGGATGGCCGAGACATCGGGGACATCCTGCGGGAAATCCAGGACGACTACGACGCGCACATCGGCAGCGTAGCCGACCCGAAGGAGCGCCAGGCTCTGCTGGCCGAGAAGAAGTCCGCGCTGGACGATGTACGTCACGCACACGACCGAATCCTCGGCAAGTACGACGTGAAGGATCACAACGGCCTGGTGTGGGCGGCAGACCGGCTGCGCCAGATGGGCGTCGTTCGCTACATGGGCGGCTTCGTGTTCTCGGCAATCGGGGACCTTGCTACGGCAGCGCTCACGGCCAAGGGGGCCGCCCTCAAGTCCATCGCGTTCAAGGGCGCACGGGACTACCAGTACATCCTGAAGCAGGCCGCTAAGGGCGACAAGGACGCAGAGGAACTCAAGATGATCCTTGGCTCCCTGGAGACCGGGGCGCACCTGAATTCATCGGACCGCTCTTTGGGCACCGGGGAAGCCGCAGACATCATGGGCTTCGGCACCGGCCGCACCCGGCAAGTCACGCGTTCCATTGAAGTCGCCATGAACACGGCGGCAGACTATGGGAACAAGCTGTCCCTGTTGAAGGGATGGTCGGACAACATTCGGCGCACCGCTGGTCTCGTCCAACTATCCAACGTCCGTAAGTGGGTCTCCCAGTACGACACTCTCGACAAGGGCAAGGTCGCCCAACTGGGGGCACTGGGCATCGGGGAACCCGAGGCTCGCCGCCTCAGCGAGTTGTTTGAGAAACACGGCTCGGAGATGCGGCAGGGCCTGTTCTCCCCTGGGATGTCCAAGTGGCTCGGTGAGCGTGACGGCGAGCACATGAAGTACGTGCTGGAGTCCGCGCTCATCAAGGCGCAGAAGCGGGCCTCGTACACCTCGGGGTACGGCAACCAGCCGCTCCTCATGGACAAGTGGTACGGGAAGATGTTTCTCCAGTTCCAGACAATGGCGATGCAGTTCTCGAACAACTTCATCCGCGCTGGTGTGCAGTACGGGTTCGTCACCGGGGACCACATGCGGTTCGCGTCTGCTTTCGGGACGGCGCTGGCGGCTGGTGTCCTCATCAACGTTATCGCGACGTTCCGCAAGGGGCAGGACGTGGGCGACCAGGAGCCGCAGCAGTTCGCGTACAACGTGATCCAGCGCTCGGGCCTGCTCGGTATGGCGGGGTCCTACACGGACGCCGCAGTGAAGCTCACGGACCCTGTGCTCAACTCGAACTTCGGGTGGACGCTCGGGGGTGGTGCTTCGAAGTTCTCCCAGAACTCCTGGCTCGCGAACCTCATGGGTCCGTGGAAGGGGAACGTGGAGACCCTCGAAAGCATCGCAGCGAACGCGCTCAACGGCGACCTCGACAAGGTGGGTAAGAAGGCCCTGTCCCTCGCCCCTCTCAACCAACAACTTCAAATGATCTCGCGCATCATCTCAACCAATCAGTGACGTTTCCAACGACGTACCAGACGGACGGCAGCGCGACTGTCTGGTCGTTCGACTTTCCGTACCTGGATCGTTCGAACGTCTTTGTGACCGTCAACAGCGCAGCGCGTAAGTTCTCGTTCGTTGACGACCACACAATCAAGTGCGCAGACCTGTACGGAAACCCGTTCCCTGCGGGTCTGCCGCTTGTCATCTCTCGGGCCACGCCCGACCTCATCACTCTCGCGGAGTTCAAGGACGCCGCGAATCTCACGGCCGAGGACCTCAACCGCGCAAGGCTCCAGTGTCTGTTTCTGATCCAGGAGCGTAGCGGTGGTATCGCGGGGTCCGTGGGCACGGTCATCTCGAACATGACCAACGAGATCGAGACGATCTCCGGAGCGCTCAACGACCTTTCGTACATGCAGGGGGTTCTCCAGGCTGGGATGGGCCAGTTCGACGGCCTCAACGATCGCCTCACGAAAGTCGAGAACAGCGCCCTCTCGCTGCTCGACCAAATCCAACAGGAGATCGACAACCGAACCTCTGGCGAGTCAGCGCTGTATCAGCGCATGGACAACGTGGACCTGAAGGTCGGCAACCTCGCTGCGTCGGTACGCTCGGACATCACGCTCCTGCAATCGGGCAACGAGATTCTCGCGGCCAAGACGGACCAGTTGTCCGCACACCTTGACGCTCTGGCGAACGGCGACGACACCAACGACGGTAGCGAAGAACTCGCGGCCTCGGTGATCTCGGCAGCCATCACGCAGGTTAAGCAGGACGCGGATCAGAACAACAAGCGCATGCTCCTGGCGCAGAAGGTGGATGCGCTCGAAGTCAAGATGTCCGATGAGATCGACGGGAAGCTCAAGGAAGTCTCGGCGCTGATCCAGACAGAGCAGCGTGCCCGTATCGAAGCCGACGCTGGCCTCGACGGGAATATCAAGGTGATGTCGGAGCAGATCACGACGCTCCAGTCGCAGATCAACGACAACCTGGCGGTCATCGTTCAGGACATGCACACCCAGATCGACCAGACGAACGGCAAGGTCAGGAACCTGGAGGCGCAGTACACGCTGAAGGCCCAGGTGACGCGCGATGACGGCACGGTAGTAATGGGCGGTATCGGCGTCGCCGCGACTGCGAACGACGAGTACGTCGGGTCCAAGATTGCCCTGATGGCGAACGACGTGGTCTTCTGCGATCCGAACAACGCCAACGGCCCTCTGGTCCCGTTCCTCGAATCGGGCATCGTTGACGGCTCGCCTACGCTCGTGGTCCCCTCAGCCCGTGTGGGAGACAAGACACTTCCGGGGCGTGTCCTCGTGGACGGTTCGGTGGAAGCACGGAGCATCAAAGCCAACACCATCACGGGCGACAAGATCGTCGGTGGGTCCATCTCGGCTGACAAGCTCCAGGTAGGTCTCGGCGTCAACCTGCTCAAGAACTCGACGCTCATGAACCTGCAAGGGTGGTACACCTGGTCGGGCGATGGCGGGTCCGGTGACTTCGGGAAGGACAACCCGGACTGGACGGTAGCGGGCGGGCACACGATGTACGTCCGCTCGGCGGGGCAGTGGGGGACCCTCGATCCCAACGCCGCGCTGGTCGGCGTGTACGCAGACAACGTACCAGTGACCGGGGGCAACTTCTACGAGTTCTCGGGCTACGTAGGGGTCCACCGATGCGCCGCTAACGTCGGAGTGGAATGGTTAGATAGCAACGGAGCCATTATTTCCGCCGCCGGGTTTGGCTCGGCGGGCACCCAGACCGGCGTGGGCCAGGCTGGAGGCGGCAAGGCGCTCACCGGCTACATCCGTATCGGCGCTATCGCGCGGGCTCCGGCTAACGCAGCGTCGGCTCGTCTCCAGTTCCACAAGGGGATGAACGTGGCACCTGACACGGACTCGTGGCTGTTCGTCACGCAGCCCATGCTGGCCGAGACGTTCTCCGGTGCCACGCGACTGTCCCCGTACTCCCCTTCGGGCCTCGGAACGCTCATCACCCCTGAGGGCATCTCAACGCCGTCCCTGTCAGCCTTGTCGGCAAATATCGGATTGCTGCGCACCTCAGCATCCGGTCAGCGTCTTGAGATCGACGGGAACCAGCTTCGGGTCTATGACGCAAACAACGTTCTGCGCGTTCGCGTGGGGGTGTGGTAATGCCATCTGGTCTTCAAGTGTGGGGCGCGGACGGCAGGCTGATCCTGGACACGTCCCACCGTTGCGGGCGGGTCAAGGGTTTCACGTACGCTAACGGCAGCGCCGGGAGCTACAACATCGACCTGTCCGACGGGACGCCATTCTGGTCCTTTCAGCCGGACTTCCTATTTCGACACATCGCGGGCAAAAACCCGATTCCCACCGTTACCGTGACTTCGACTGGAATCTCATGGACCTATAGCAGCCCTGACCTCCCAGGGTACGTCTACCCGATAACGGGCTATCTATTTGTTGGAGTCTACTGATGGCAGCAGGGTTTCAAGCGTGGAACGACGGGAACCTAGTACAGATCGATGGGATGACCCCGAACTACCAGATGGTCCGGCGAATCACTACGCACACGCAGCAGACCAGTTTGAAGTACGTTCAGAATAATCCGGGCACTTGGTACTACACGAGCCGCTGGTACGCGCAGTTCACCTTCACTGCGTCCAACCCGCTGTACGCTTTCGTGGGATCGGGCGGGGTGGGGGTGACTCCGTGGAAGTTCTCGCGTAACGGGAACACCTTTACGGCGGAGTTCATCGCTGTGTCCGAGTGCGATATCACTTTGTTCGTCTGGGACTACGCCGAACCGACCAACCTGGGTTTCGGCCTTCAGGTGTTCAACGCGCAAGGCACACTAGTTGCGGACGCAACTACGCCGTTTTGCCGCGTAATCGGCGTAGTCGAGGGGACGTATGTGGACGGATACGGCTGGCGCAACGGTGGATTCGGGATGCCGGGGGCTAACTCTCAGTCAAGGGACTACGGCGTTCCCGTGGCCTTCGCCGGGGCATGGCCTGCTGCGCTTTGTGGGGATAACGTCAAATTGGCGATGTCCGCTTTCGCTTGCTCTGGAGGCAGTATGACCTGGTGGCTCCACCGCTATATGGACGATGGCTACTGGAAAAACTTCGTGGGGTTCGCGGACAACGCGCACTACCGCTTCATGGTCTTGGATATGACCGGAATCATTTAAAAGGAAAGCATGCCGTGGTATTCGACCGGAACCGTTGCAGTCACGAACGGCTCCACTGCCGTCACCGCTGACGGCTCCAAGTTCATCGGTAACGTCAAGCCCGGTGACATCTTTGCGGTCTTGAATGATGGGCACATCTACGAGATCGATCAGATCGTCTCAGCGACGCAACTGACTCTCAAGCGCCCCTACGCGGGCGAAAATGGCACGGGCCTTGGCTACGACATCATCCCGTCCGCAACTTTCTTGAAGTCCCTTGCGGCCCAGGTGGCAGACCTTATCGCTCTGTACAACGCCGTGCCGCAGGGCGTCGCGGACTCCGCGGCCTCTGCTGAGGCGGCTGCAAAATCGGCGACGGCCTCGGCCAACTCCGCGACGGCGGCAGCTTCCGGCAAGGACGCGGCAGCGGCAAGCGCCACTGCTTCGGCCACCTCGGCCTCGGCTGCTGCATTGTCGGAGTCTCACGCAAGTACGTCGGAGGCAAACGCGGCGGCGTCCAAGGGCGCGGCGGCCACGTCGGCCGCCAATGCCAAGACGGCAGAGGTCAATGCAGCCGACTCGGCATCTGCGGCGAAGGCCGCAGAGACTAACGCGAAGGCATCCGAGGGTGTCGCGAGCGCCTCGCAGGCAGCGGCGGCGGCGGCAGCGGCCAATGCGAAGACTTCGGAGACCAATGCTGCGGCCTCGCAATCAGCGGCGGCAACGGCAGCGTCCAACGCGAAGGCTTCGGAGACCAATGCAGCGGCGTCCAAGAATGCTGCGGCTACGTCGGCGTCCAACGCGAAGACCTCGGAGACCAACGCTGCGGCCTTGGCCAACAGCATCGGGAACGCTGAGGCCAACGCGAAGGCGTCCGCTGACGCTGCGGCTAAGTCCGCGACGGACGCTGCTGCGAGCGCGGCGGTCGCCTCCGGGGCAATGACCGATGCGCTGACCAAGGCCAATAATCTGTCGGACGTGGCGGACAAGGCGGCGGCCCGGTCGAACCTTGATGTGCCGGCCAATGCTGATCTGACTGCTGTCAGCAATAGCAAGGTAAGCAAGAGTGGCGCTGTAATGACTGGCGGGTTGGCATCTCCGTTTTTCCAGTTGAGTCAAGGGCATGCGGATAGCGACACTACGAAGTCGATGATCTACAACGACACGGGTACGCGGAATGTCGTGGTTCGGACCGGCCCGAGCACGTCGTACCAGTACTACGTCTTCGACGTGGACGGAACACTCAAGCTCCCGCGTAGGCCGCTCTGGAATTACACGCCGTGGGACACCGGCAACTTCGATCCGAACTCCAAGTTGAATCGCGGCGGCGACACGATGGCGGGGCGGCTTAGTCTGTCCGGCTCCAATTGGCAGGCGGACCTTGGACTTCGTTCCGGCAGCAACGACAACACTTGGACGTATCTCCGCGCACGCCAAAGCGGCGGCATCGACATCATCAATAACGCCTACAACATGATTACGTGGGCTCTGGATGACTGGGGCAACATGTTCACGCGCGGGATGCATGTGATGCAGCCGAACGGGAATTTGTTCTGCCAATATCGAAACGCGTGGATGAGCGACATCCTCAACGACCTGTACAACCGCGACGACTCGAAGATTGATTGGGGTAACGCCAACGCCCGCTGGAACAATTCGTGGCAAGTAGCGGACCACCTCTTTGAGGCCCGATGGGACGGCGGGGCGGGGAACGTCAACATGTTCATCGACCATACGTTCGTTGCTTACGTCGCGCGTAACGTGTCGGATATGCGTTTGAAGACGAACATTGCGCCCACCCAGGAAGACTCCCTCGGCAAGGTGAACGCCCTCGCGTTCAAACAATTCGACTGGCGGCGCGACGGTAAGCGACAAAGCCTCGGCCTCATTGCGCAGCAGGCGAAGACCGTGGACGAGTCGTTTGTGTATCGCCCCCCCGGTGACACTCTCGACCCGACTACTAGTCCGTTGACGCTGGATACAAACGCCCTCCTGCTAACTGCGCTCCATGCGATACAGCAACTCAGCGCGGAAGTTTCCACCCTCAAGGCGCAATTGGCACCCGCCGCTTAACCCCTCCTACAACTACCTCACTACTAACATCAACATGGCAGACAAGAAACTCATCTGGACCAAGAACGGCCAAGTCTTCGCAGTGACCTTCCCCGGCGAACGCACGGACAACACCTACGGCACCCTAGCCGCCGAAGTGGATATCGACGCCCCGATCGGCGTGGGCGATATCTACCCGCCGACGGATGTACCAGATGTGCCGAAGAAGGGTGCGAAGAAGGCGGCTGGCGCTGAAGCCGCGTAATGGACGGCCAGTTCTCCTTCCGTCAGTTCCTCGCGGTCCTAGTCGGCATGGGCTTTGTTATTGGCCTGGGGAAGCTCCTCGCTTCCAATGAGAAGTTCACCTGGAGGCTCGCCATCGGGCGAGCCATCGTCAGCTCGGGTCTCGCCGTCGCGGCGGGTGCCCTGCTGGCATTCATCCCTGGCATGAGCCAGATGGCCGTCATCGGCCTGGCGGCGGCGTCCTCAGTCCTCGGTGAGCAGTTCCTGGAGAAGCTCATCCACCTCCGCGCTGGAGGCTCTGGCAATTGAGCCGGGGCCGCCCCAAGCGGCTCTGGATTCTCGGGCGGAACTTCGGTATCACCGAGACCCCCGAGGACTCCCGTGACGCCGTGTACGGCCTGATGGACCCAGACTCCCGCACCATCTACATCACCGATGGCATGGCGGGGTTCGATGAAGTCGATACAACCATCCACGAGATCATGCACGCAATCCGCTTCACCCAAGGCCGTGAGAACGGTGGAGAGGTCGAGGAGGACTACGTGCGTTCCCTGGCAACAGGGCTGACCAACGTATTCCGTGACAACCCCGGACTTCTCCGGTGGATCACTACAACTCTCAAACATGACACGACGTGAGTGACAAGCGCGAAGTCATCCAGCAGAAGTTCGAGCAGTGCCTGCTGGATGGCCTGACGGGGCAGCCCCTCGTCAACAAGGAAGGCCCGGTGATCGATCCGACGACCGGCGAAGTCCTGAAGGGTCCCCCGGACTCATCGTTCCTCTCGGTGGTCCGGGCGTACCTGAAGGACATCATGGACCCGAACTCGAAGGAGAAGGTGCCGCAGACCGGCAAGGCTCAGGGCATGCTCGCGCAGTTCGAGCGAAAGCTACCGTTCGGGGCACGTCCTAATTGAACGGTTGTCCTTGGTGGTGGGAGTCGGAAGACCCCATCCGGGAGGACTTCCGCAATCTGCTGTTCCTCATCTGGGAGCACCTCGCGCTCCCCATGCCGACCCCGGCTCAGATGGACATCGCCTACTTCCTCCAGTTCGGTTGGGCAGGCTATGGCATCGACCAGGATGGCAACTACTTCGAGTGGTACGGCCAGGAGGAGATTGAACCTGACCGCACAGGCTGCGTTCGAATGGGCGACGCGGACAACATGTTCCGCGAAGACATCATCGAAGCGTTTCGAGGTATCGGGAAGTCCTACGTGACTTCCGGGTTCGTCCTGTGGCGGCTCTACCGCGACCCGTTCCGCGAGAAGATTCTGGTCATCTCGGCCTCTGGCAACAAGGCCAAAGAGTTCGTCTCGATGACGAAGATGATCCTATTGAACATGGACATCTTGGCGCATCTGCGCCCACGGGAAGACCAGCGCGATACCGCGATTTCCTTCGATGTCAACGGGGCCTCGATCTCCCAGTCGCCTTCCGTGCGAAGCGTCGGTATCACCGGCCAGATCACCGGCTCGCGTGCGACGCTCATCGTTGCGGACGACATCGAGGTCGTGGACAACTCCCGGACTGAAGACGCCCGTGAGCGACTCCTACACAAGACCAACGAGTTCGCGGCGATCAAGGTGACGGGCGGGGCAGACGTGATCTACCTCGGGACGCCTCAGACGGAGGAGTCCATCTACACGAAGCTGATTCGCGAGATGGGCGCTACCGGCTGGATTCTTCCGGCGCGGTATCCGCTCCCCGACAAGCGCGAGTCCTACGTGTTCAAGCGCGAGGGCATGGCCGACCTGGACTGTCTCGCGCCCCGTGCGCGACGCGTAGACCTCGACGCTGCTCTCCAGTGGAAGCCCACGGACCCTGAGCGATTCAACGAGGTGGAACTCCAGGCGCGTGAGGCCAAGGGCCGCTCGTACTTCGCACTCCAGTTCCAGCTGGACACGTCACTGTCCGACGCGGAGCGTTACCCGCTGAAGCAGAGCGACCTGATCGTGATGGCCTGCAACCCGTTCAAGGCCCCCCAGATTGTCCAGTGGGGGCACGACAACAACGGGCGCAACAAACGTGTCGACATCAAGAACGTCGGCTTCACGGGTGATCAATGGCTGGCCCCGCTGTTCGTGGATAGCGAGTGGCGTGAGTACGAGCAGTCCTTGCTGTTCGTTGACCCCTCGGGGCGCGGCAAGGACGAGACTGCCTGGGCCATCGTGAAGACGCTCAACGGCATGCTGTACGCCGTGGCGAGCGGTGGCGTCTCGGGTGATCCTGGGACGGCGATGGCTGAGATCGCGATGGCGGCGAAGACCCACAAGGTCAACGAGATCGTTGTCGAGCCGAACTATGCTGGCGCAGTCTGGATCAACGCGTTCGAGCCAGTAATGGCGAAGGTGTGGCCCGCAGAGAAGCCAGGCGACACCGCAGGCTGCACCGTGCGGGAAGCTGAGTGGAGCCGCACCCAGAAGGAAGTCCGCATCATCGAGACGCTCGAACCGGTCATGGCTACGCACCGCCTGGTCGTGGATGAGCGCGTGGCGTCGGATGCAGTCCTGATGTACCAACTGACGCACGTAACCCGCGAGCGGAACTGTCTGCAACACGATGACCGCCTGGACGCACTGGCGGGCGCGGTGGCCGAGTTGGTCGCTACGCTACGCATCGACACGGACCAAGCTGCACGTGAGATGAAGGAGGCCGAGGAGGAGGCACTCCTGGAAGACTTCATCGAAGGGTGCCTGCGGAATGCGGCAGGGGACTACGCGCTGCGGACGTTCGAAGGCGAACCCGTCTACCAGCACGATCACTTCGCCCACCTGTAAAGCGAGTCACTGAGAAGCCCCGTGGCGGCCTGGTGCTCCTGGTGTGTAGGCATGCCTACCCCGGAGATCACCGGGCCGTCCTGGGGCGTCTCAGCGCGTCTCAGGCTGTTGCTGCTCCCCCTTGCGGCTTAGTCCTGCCCACGCCCCTACGGCGATGGTGAGCACCACGACGCCGATGGCGTAGTTGACGAACACGGAGTCACCGAACCCGATGGGAAGCACGGCGAGCGCCACGATCCCGAGGAGCCACGCGATTACGAATTTCATACGATAGCCATGTTGCTGTAAGTGAGCGGTAGGGTAGCATGAGGCTCATTTTTCTCCGGAAAATGCGCGGCAAGGTGTCCGCCCGCCCGCGAGCCAATTTCCCCCCTTGCGGCCCGGTACGGCCCTGGGGCGGAACGAGGGAATCTCAGCACACACGGGACGGCCTCGGCTGCGCCCTGACGTGCACGGAATCCGTCACGGTGCACGGTGCATCGCGGCTAACCCGTTGATCTATAAGGTGTTGTGGCGCACGAGCAAAGTTCTACTAATACGCTCTGCCGTGTTCTGCGGGCTTCGCGGCGTGGCACGGGCTGTCACGGCGACGCCTGCGCGTCACTGGCCGTCACGGGCGGGCGCGTGCTTTCGTTTGCTTGCGTGCACTTGCGAGCCTCTGTTTTTTTGGTCTCTGGGGTGCTCGCGCTTCGCGCTCGCTGCACGGGACGGCGCATGCTGCACGGGCCATCACGGACGCCCGAATAACTCAGCACAGGGTGATACCGCTGGGCCGCCTATGCCTCTATATGAGACCTGAGACCGCCTGCGCCGCATGGCTTTCCTTTGTTTGTCGCTGTATGCGGCTGCCCTGACCAAACCCAAACGACCCAATGACTCACGGGCCATCACGGGCAGTCACGGAGCATCACGGGACTGCACGGAATACCCGACTAAAGCGAAAGGTTATAAAGTGAGTTGTTGACATGGTGTCAAATCGCGTTCAATATTCGACCTAACGCAGCGAACGAAACGCCGCGATGTAAAGCGAGTCACTTATTCAAAGAAGGGGTTAGAATGGCGCAGACAGCATCACAAACGGGGAAGCCCTTGGACATTCTCAAGACCGAGGCGGAAATCGCCAAGCTACAAGTGGAAGCGGGTAAGTTGCTCGCTGAGACCCAAAAGCTGAACCGGGAAAGCCGGTGGATGCCGCTGATGTACGCGGTTGCCCTCGTCGGCGCAGTGACCGCGATTGCAAAGCTGTTTGTGCACTGACCGGGCCAAAGGGCGGGCTAAGGCTCGCCCGTAAGTAAAGTGAGTTGATGATATGAACAAAATTTACAAGATCGACGCGGACGGCTCCGGGGAAATGTTCAACGGCTTCCCTGAAGAAAAACTAGCCCGTGAAGTCATCACGACGGCGGGCGTGGATGCTTTCGACGCAATCGAGATTAGCGGCTGCATGTTCGTTGCGGGCGATTGCGTGGAAGCGTGTACGGAACCGGACGACGTGCCAGCATTCTTCAGTGTCTATCTGCACTGGAAAACGGGCGGGGTCGAATGTGTCGGCGACCTTGCGACGGCAGAACGTGCCCGCGCCTATGCCGCGCAAATCCGCGACGCGTTCGGATGGCCTATCGAAATCGACCGCACCGATACGGGGGTCCGCTCGTGACTTTTGCCGAACTGTTTCAGCGACAAACTTTGATGCCCGCCGAACTGGTCGAGCCGCTGACGCTTGATGAGATTGCGGACGCCATCGATTTACCCGCAAGTAAAGCGAGTGAATGAGAAGTAAAGGACGAAACCCGGAGATGTTCCGGGGCCGCACGTAAGGCGTGCGCTGACGAGTCCAAACACTGAGGAGTAGCAAGCATGAAAACGATCGATCTCACGCCTACCTGGGGTGAAGTGGGTTTGCTGTATGCACGGCTGGCGGCATCGCGTGAAGTCAAGGCGCTGGAGCATATGCGGCCCGAAGCGGCCCGCGCATTCGCGGCGGCCCAAGCGCTCCAAGCGATCACGGCGACGTTGACTGACACGCAGGCGGACATCGTAGCCCGGACGCTGGCGGCCGAACTCACCAAGCAAGGTTACTGATTCCCTAGCCCGCGCATGCGGGTAGGTCGAAACACCGGGAGGGGGCGTGGTAACGGCCCGGTGTCTACGCGTTAGGCGCGTACTGATGAGACCAACGAAACGGAGTAGAGCATGACGAAGTACAACGGACATAAGAACTGGAATCACTGGAACGTCAGTCTGTGGATTAACAACGATGAAGGCTTGTATCGCATGGCGCGATTCTGGGTGGTGCGTAATCGTCGCAACGGCGGCAAAGAGAAAGCCGCCCGCGACATGCTCGATGAACTGCACGGCATGAGCAACACGCACACGCCTGACGGCGCACCGTACAGCGTCAGCAGCATCCGCGCCGCAATGGTTGGCATGTAAGGAGGCGTGACATGTCGAATGATAAGAACATCGAGTTTCTGACGAAGCTCCAAGCCCTGCTCGCCGAGTATGGTGCGACCATCGCATGGTCGTGCAGTCCATACAGTGACACGCACGGCATTTACGACGAGGCCATGACCATAGAGGTTGGCAACAAAGAAATCGCTCGTACCGAAAGCGGGTGGCTGGATGCCGTCCAGCTGAAACAGATCATCGGGGACTGACACGGGGGGCGTTATGTTCGGAACGAAAATAATGAAGGGCGGGCGCGTCATCGGGGCGTCAAAGAACCTGCGCGGCATGCGGGATTACGCGCGGAAGTCTCCTGTTGCCTGCGTTGAAACGCTGCGTTCGCCTGCGAACCGGCACAACGGGCAGCTTACCGTGACCTATGCCGATGGCGCTTACTGCACGGCGCATTTCGCCTGTTACGAAATCATGATCGACTGGGTACGGGCGCGGCGGTCATGGCGACAGGCGCGGCACGTAATGCGCGATGAGGACATGGGCTATCTGACCACACCGGGCCTTGTCACGTCCAAAAGTAAAGCGAGTTGATGAGGTCGAAACCCCTGCGCGGGGTCTGCACGTAACGCGTGCACTGATGAGACCAACTAACGGAGTCCGACGATGACCACACACAACACGATCAAGGCGGCGATGGCTCGCGCATTCTTCGCGTCGGCGTATGCTGACCAGTGGGACGAAGCGGGCATAACGGGCCTGAATCCGTCCGGCCGCGATTGGCTGGACATGACCCCCGAAGATACCGACCCGGCCGCGCTGCATGCTGCTGACGTGTTGACGAATGATCTCGCGCGGTCGTATCCGAAGTGCCGAAAGGATGGCGCGTTTTCGCTCGATTTGCTGTACGCTGCCGCCTGTGCCGTGCAGCGGCGCGGAGACACGCTAGACGGCGACCGCGACCTGACGCCCGCCATGTTCGGTCATTACCTTGCCATGCAGGCAATGGGAACCGGCGTAGGGCTGCGCGACGCGTTCGGGCGTGCGGTGGGCGATGCGATCCGCGTTCCGCGTGTCGAATTCGGCGGTTGCTCGTTAAGCCGCGATTATTTCTAAGGCTGCGCCGCCGCTGGTCGATAGGGCGCGTACGTAGGACAGCCTGAGCCCGCCCAAATCCTCACGCGGAATAACTCCGCACAGGTTGACCGCCCAGGGGTCCCTTCGATCTATAAGAGGTAGCTCAGAGCTGCCGCCCGTACCAAACCACGCGCCCCACAATGCAGAACTCCCGCTGATCCTCTGGGCTACTAAGCGCCACTTCGTAAGGCGGGTAATCCGGGTTGGCCGAGATCACACGCACGGTAGCGGCTCCGACCCACTGAAGCCGCTTGACCAGCATCTGCCCATCAAGCCTGAGCACGTAGATGCCATCCTGCGGCGCGGTCTGCGCATGGTTGATGAGGATGTTGTCGCCCTCATGCAGCACCGGATACATCGAGTCTCCGTGAATCCGTAGGACGCTAAGGTCCTTGGGGTCGGCATGCAGGTAGTGCTCGACCCAGTGTCGGCGGAAGGCCATCGTGAACTTCGCCTTCGCCTCATCGCCAAGCCAAAAGCCTGTACCGGCCGACGCCTTGACATCGTAGCGGGGCACGTAGACGAACTCGCTACTCGCAGCGTTCGCGCCAGCTTGCTCGGCGGACACCAAGCTACCATTTGCTAACTCGGCTCGCCCAAGCAACCAATCGATTGAGCGCCCGGTCGCCTCGCTGATCGCGAGCAAGCCCTCAGCTTTCGGGATGCTCCCGCGCTTGATGGTCTGCAACAGGCCGTCCGAGATGCCAGCGGCCCGCCCCCAACTGTACAAGTTCTCGTGACCTATCGCGCTGTACAGACGCTCAAGGAACGTAGCGGCCAATTCCGCGTCCGTCATGACTTCCTCCCGCATGTGATGAGGCGCATGCGCCCCGCGCGAGTGTACGCGAACAGACAAGCATTTGGGAGTTTTCAATCGATAGATTTACTCTATGTGCGACCAAATGGCAATTAATAGATATTGTTTGGGAGTTTGCATATGGTCACTTACTATTCTTTCTGCGGCGGCTGAGAGCGCCGCGCTGTCGGGGTAAGAAAAGGAGAGTGATGTGAAGCGAGTGGGTTAGAGGATTTTGCTTATAAAGCGTCTTGGTGTATATTCGCGAACTCTAAAAACACTCTGTTATTTGGAGCATCACCATGACCGTGAAAGTTGACGAATCGACACTAACGCTTCGCGCTCGCTTCGGCCAATGGTTGAAGGCACAGCGTGAGGAGACAGGGATGACGCAGCTCGAAATGGCTGTGTATCTCGACTACGGATACCCCGTGTTCGTTAGCCAAGTTGAACGCGGCGCATCCGTTTTGCCTGAGCACGACATGCGCGTGTGGGCGGAGCTACTTCGGGTCGATTCGGCGGAGTTCGCAAAGCAGTACCTGTACTACTGCAGGCCGTTTGTGTACGAAGCCATGTATGGGAAAGACCCTTATGCACTCGAAAAACTTCCGCGAAGCGGAAAGACAATCAAAGCAGCAGCAAAGCCACGAGCTAGAAAGCCTGCATCAACAAGCAAGTAAGGCCTTTGCGGAGGGGCGTATCGGGGAGTATGTCGAGGACATTCCTGGTTGGCCCTGGTTCGCTGCGATTTTCGGCGAACTGGAGATGACGGCTGCGTACTACCCGACCGACAATGACTATGTGGTGATGACCGTGGAGCAGCAGACCATTCTGCGGTCCTCTGCGGATGCTGGCCTCGGCCCGGTCATGGCGTTTCTACAGCGCCTGTATGTCGCTCAATCGGCAAGCGAACAAGTGGAGGGTGTATGA